TCACTGCAGCGTCGGCGCCGGCGCACCTGCCGTCGGTGCGGGCGGTGGTGGCAACGTGGCACCGTCAGCAGCGGTAGGCGTATAGCCGCCAATCGGCGGCGGTTGGACGGACTTGTCAGTTGCGCCGCGGCCTGACGACACATGCTTGCCGAGGAACGTCAGACCAGCAGCGATCGCTACCACATAGCCGTTCGGATCGGTCTTGCCGAGCAAAACAAGCGCGCCCCACGCGGTATAGAGCAGAACCGCGCCGAGGAAGAAGAAGACGTTCATTGCTACCTCCAAATGAAAGCGGCCGCACACGGCGGCCAGTTGGGAAAACAACCGCGCCGACGTCAACTGTCGAGCGCGCTCAGGTTGTGCGTGTTGATGATCGAAGTGATTTTCGCGGCGTAGTTCGGGTCGGTTGCATACCCCGCCGCCGCGACCGCGCACGCGAATGCGTCGCCGCTCTGGCACGAGAACGCTGCCGAGTAGCGTGGGTTCTTCTGCAGGAATGAAGCTCGGTCCTGCAAGCTAGCGAGCCAACTGGAATACACGCGCCACGCTGCGGTGACTGTTGTCGGCTTGCCGCCGACATATTCGGTAGTCGGCAACATCACCGTGGGACCGGTCCAGCTCGCATCAGCTTTCACGCCAAAGAGGTTGAAGTACTGCGTCGCAAGCTGCGATTTCGCCCACCCGGATTCGAGCGCAGCCTGCGCAACCGTGAAGCTCGCGGGGATGCGTGTGGTCGATGCCAGCTCACGCGCGGGCGCCGACAGCGCATTGATGAAGTCGACAGGCGTCATTGCGGCCTCCTGCTCTTCGGAAACAGTCGGTCGCGAATCTGCAGCACGAGCAACACGATGGTGAACACGCCTACCCACCACGAAATATCGTGTCCATTGAGGCACGTCCAGATGCTGACGGCAGCTCCGCCCGGAATAGCGATCGGCGCCGTCGTGCTTGATACGGCATTCGTCGCGCTGGCGATTAGGTCCTTGATCATGTATGCCCCGAAAAAGAAAAACCGCCTCAAGGGCGGTTGGCGTTTGCTGCTGATGTAAAAAAGCCGCCCTAAGGCGGCTATCTGCGGTATTGCGAATCTTCAGTTCGGCACGTCGAACACATACCGGCGATGCATGCTCCCCACCGGGACAATCGCGCCGGCGCGTGCCCCGCACTTGGCGCCGACCAGATGCACAACATCATCGACCCACACCACTCCAGGTCTCGTCGTCGCGTGCGCCCCAGTCAGGCTCGCCACTCGCCCCTTCATGAACGTCACGGAGCCCGCGCGCGATGCAGCCTGTGCACCGGTTAGCGCCGCCGTGGTGCTGGCGCGCCCGAATGCGAAGCTGACGGCATTGGAGGCCGGTGCGCTGGCACTGCTTGCAAAATTGAAACTGACCGCGTTACTGGCGGGTGGGCTATAGGTCATGGATCACCCCGGCTGGATCTGGTCGAAGATCATCGCCTGATAGGTCGACGGATCGAACGCCGCCACGAACACCTGATCGCTGCCGTTGGCGTAACACATGATGCGGTAGCTGCCATCCGAAGCTGTTGTCGCACTTCCCAGCAGCGCGCCCGTGACCTGGTCGTACGCCCGCACTGTCAGACCGGCCGTCGCCACGCCCTGCACAGTCACGACTCCTGACACGTACTTCGACGCCAGCAGGTTGCTGTCCGCGATGACCTCTGCGAACACCTTGGCGACGCCAGATCGGGACGGCCCGAGGCCGCCGATCACTTCCGCGAAGGATTTGACGACGGCAGATTCTGCTGGCCCCAGGGCGCCGATGACCTCGGCAAAGGATTTGACGACGGAAGACTGGCTGGTCGCCATCTCAGTCCCCGAAGCCGATCTGCATACTGTTGATGGTGGCCGCCGTCAGCGCAGCGCCGGTCGCGTCCGCCGTGAACAGGGTCGAGACTTCGGTCGCCGTGGCGGTGAGCACACTGCTCGCCCCCGACTGGATGCTCTGCGTCTGGATTTTCGGGGTAAGGCTGTGCGCACCATCACCTGCTGGGTTGCTGGCGAGTGCCGTGACCAGCACGCCGTCCACCATGCCCGGCGAGTACGAGACGCCGCCGGTCGTGTACAGGTCGGTATGCCCCGTGCCCGTATCCGTGAGCGTCCCGCTGGCGCCCCATGCCTGCGCCGCGATGCTGTAGTTACTGCCACTCGACGGCGTGAACTGCGTGCTACTCCCTGCGCCCGCCGGGTTCAGCGTCGTGATGCGTTTCGGGCCGCGCGGGAAGGTGTTGAACGTCGAGCCGGTGTTGTCCCACACTTGAACGTCGTCGTATTGCACAGTGTATGTATTACCGGAGTTGGTCGCGCCATATGCGCCAAAGCCAATGGTGCCTAACAACGTAACGCCGCTCACCCATGTCTGAAGCCCCGACGCGTTGGCGACTACGACGCCATCCACGTATAGCTGAAAGCTTCCAGACGTCGCTGAGAACACGAACGAGGCTTCGATGTAGTGCCAATTGCCGTCGTTAATGGCTTTGCCGGTAGTGACTAACGCCGTCTGATTAGCCGGGTTATATATCGTTATCAGGCCGCTGGCGTTATCCCCGATTAATGTTGCAAATCCGTTTGACGAATTGGGCAGAACTAGCCCACCGTCACGGGAAATAGTACCGGAGTAGCCAAAGGAGCCGCCAATAGTGCACTTTCGCCAAAAACCAATGCATAGGGTATTAGATAAGGATAGGCCCGCGATTTGGTTCGTGCGTAAGAACCCCGCAGTGTTATATGCGCCAGGCATCTGAAGGGCTTGCGTGCCAAACGGTCCAGCGGCCGCCACAAGGGTAGGAACCGGCGCTGTCTGCTCTGCACCAACCGCCCCCCAGCGCGAAGCCTGCATATTGGCAAGACTGCCGTAAGGGTCGAAGCCTTCAGCGAAGAGAAGGGCCATTCGCGACTCCAGAATAGTTGACCGCATCGGACGGTCGCACATAAAGCAGCAGGCGGCCGACAACGATCAGGCCACCGGCAAGTGCGAACCCCCCGAGGATGTCGACGAGGTAGTGAGCCCCGCAGTAGAGGGCTGTAAAAGAAACGGCTGCGTTCACGGCGACAGAGATAGGGAATATGCCCCGAATGCCTCTGACGGCGTACACGAACAGGACCGCCCCGGCCGCATGCATTGACGGCATTGACACAAGCCCCTGATGCTGCGACAGATCGATCAGCCGCAGGCCATTCCGCAGCGGATAAAATAGTGACCAAGGAGAGGCGTCGCCTTGCGCAACCAATCCGAAATGAAACATCGGGTTCGTCGCCGGATAGTATGCAGAGACCACGATAGCGATAGCCGTGGCAGCGTAGAACAGCGCGAGGAACTCGCCAAGAGCAGCCATGCGTCGCGTCCAGAGCAGGAACATCGCCGTCAGCACGATCTCTACCCCCCACAGCAAGTAGACACATTGGGACAGATGCGCCGCGCCATCGTGCGAGGCATACCAGCGCGCCAGGTCGGGCCACGAGAATCCCAGCGCGGCATCTGCGCGTATCAGTGCGTCATCCACCAGCGGCGCGCTGTGCGCAACGGCGATAGCTTGAAAAATGCTAGCGGCTACGACAAATGCCCCGATATAGGCGAGCGTGCCGAGCGCGGCACCCCATGCATTTGGGCTTAGCCACCCGCGCAAATGCCGGTACCGCTGGGCCCGTCCAGCACAGTGCACCACGGCACACGCAAGAGCCACGCCGATCAGGACACGCGAAGATCCCCATGCGATGGCGAACCCTGCGGCGCGCATACCGACCACATCGGCCATAACGAGTGCCAGAAATATCGCTGCCGACACAACAAAGGCCCGCTGCACATCAATCATTGCATCCTCCCCTATTTCTAACCGGCAAACTATACATGCACTCAGTCGATCTCCACCAGCGCCTGACCCTGACCATCGGCGGGCACGATCAGGGTCATGTCAGCATTGTTGATGGACTGTGCGGCGAAGGCGTAGACCCCGACCGCGCGGTTGCCCTGGCTAGCGTTGTAGACCAGCGCGCAGTCAAACGGCGAGGCGATTGTGATGGCCGGGAAAACGATGTTGGCCGTGGGCGTCGTGACGGCAGAGCTTCCGCCCGATAGCGCAGGGGCGACGAACGTCACGGGGACGCCCCCTGCCGTGTAGCCGCTCCCGCTGACCTCGCCGGCCGTCGTATAGGCCGTCGTCCCTGCGCCCATGCCCTGATTCTGCGTGTAGAGCGCGGCCTTGAAGGTGTCGGCGGTGCGGAAGTCGGAATTGAAGGCGTGAAAGCCCTTCAGCAGCTCGATCTTGAAACTGTTGCAGATGGCCGTGGCGTTAGCTGTCATGGTTCACCTTATGGGCGCGTGCCGGCGAACGTGAAGGCGATGCCCGCGAGCGTCGAATCGGGTGTCGCCTGACCGGTCAGCGTGAACATGCCGCCGGCCGACACGGCGACCGCCGACGTGATGGCCACCGTACCGACCGTCGCGCCGGCCGCCCAGCTGATCGTGCCGACCGCCGAGCCGTTGTAGTTGAGTGTGAGCGTATAGGCCGCCGTGGCCGCGACATTCGCGACCGCCGCGCCCGATGCGCCAGCGGGCAACGTCCAGGAGCGGGGCGAACAGAAGCCCCATGCCGACTCGTTGCCGAGTACCTGCTTTTCCAGATAGCCACCGACGTCGTAGGCCGTGCCGGTCGCGAGCGCGCTCGGTGCGTAACTGCGCACGTCGGTGTAGCTCGTAACGCCGCTCGCGTTGGTCACGACGCTGTAAAGCGGGATCGCCCCTGCCGGAAAGCCGGTCGTGGCCACGCCGACTGCGCCGGTCGTCGCATTGGCATAGACGTAATTCGTGGTGCTGGCTGTCAGCGTCACGGTGCCATTCGAAAAGGACTGTGCGCCGCTGGTCGATGTATAGAAACATCCGCCGTAATAGCCCCACGTCAGGCCGCTGGTCGCCGAAGCGTGACGCCCCCAGATCATGGCGGGCGACGCGGCGTCGAAGTTGGCATTGACGAGGACTTCCTTCGTCGCCTGCGTCGAGCTGATCTGGTCGATAAGTGTCGTGCTGTTGGACATGGGATTACCTGGTGAACGTAACGGAGGCGGTACCGCCGGCCACGCCGTAGTCGCCGATCTGGCTCACAGTTGCGGTGATGCTCTGCCCACTCGAGAAACCATCGTTGGCGGCCATCGCGGACGTGTAGATGAAATACGGCTGGTTCTGGCCCGAGCCATAGTTGAACGGTGGCAGCGTCTGGCTTGCCGGGTTGGCCGCGTAGGCCTGCGGCGTGCCGCCGTTCCACATCACACCCGCACTGGTCAGGACGTAGGAATTCTTCTGCACGCCTGACGAGTTGAAAATGTTGATGCGGTAGGATTCCTGCGACCAGTCGAGCGGCACGTCGGCTCCGTCCAGCCACTGGTAGTTGATGCGCGCCTTGCGGAACCAGCGCAGCATGAACGAGCTTGCCGGACTGAGCACAGGCTGCACTGTCAGCAGGTGCGGAGAGAGCGGCGCGAGGCGGGCGTTTGCTGGTTGCGCGCTGACGGCCGAGCCCGGCGTGCTGCCCATCAGGTTGTTCAGGTACGGCTCAAACCACAGCGTCTGGCCGATGTCCGACAGGTTGACGCTGATCGGATATAGGTTCGCGCTGTTGAGCAGCACAAAATACTCGCCGAATGCGTGCGTCGACTTCGCTGCCTCGGTGCCGATCTGGCCGCGCAGCAGGCCGCTCAGCGTCCACTGGTTGGCGCTGATCTGCGTCGCATTGCGGAAGAAAATGATTTCGCCGCCGAGGTATGCGACGTTCGCGCCGTTCAGGAAACTCGCATAGCTGACCGACGAAAGTTCCGCGTCCTGATTGAATAGCTGGATCGTGACCTGATTGAGCTCGTCCGGGATGTTGCCGCTGAACGTGCCGAGCACGGTCGACGCCTGACCGATCACCGCGGCCTGCAGCGCCTGCGCCATCTGCGTGAAGTTCACGTCGTCGCGGCTCACGTCCACGATCGCGCCGGGCCAGTTGTTCGAGAAGCCACAGGCAGCCAGATACAGGCCCGGCGTCGTGGCGTCCTGCGCACGCAGCGGCGGAATGTCCATGATCTCGAGGACGGTGGGCCCGCTGTAGGGCACCTTCTGGACGGGCACGCCCTGCGCGACCGCCGCCTGCACGGTGGACTGCGTGCCCGGATTCGGATAGATCTGCGGCACCGTGAAATCGGCGTTGAAGGTGCAGACGCCCTTGCCGTCGGCCTGAACCTTCGTGATGCGCACCGGCACGCTCGCGCCCGACTGCTGCTGCAGCAGCACGGTATCACCCGGCTCGAGCTGCAGCCACTTGTAAGTCGTGGCAAACGTGAAGCTGCGCCGCTTGCTCCACCGCTCCCACAGCATCGCCTCGGCGCGCGCGCGCGCGTCGTTGTCGGCCAGCACGATCGGCACCGACACCGTTTCGTCGAGGTTCGACATCGTGTTGCTGTTGAACGCCCGCTGCGTGAGGGTCTGGTAGTCCGTCGATGACGAGAGATAGCTGACCGTCTCGCTGCGCGGCAGCTCAAATTCCTGTGTGACCGTCTCGGAAATCGGGTTCTGCTGCTGCGTGCTGCCCGGGTTCGCGTCTGCTCCTAGATCATCCCAGGGGATCGTAATGGTCGGCGTCGCGCCCCGGCGCACGAATTTCAGCATCCCATCACTGTCGCTCACGTCGATGAAGTAGGCCGAAAGTAGCGGCTTGAGAATGTCGCGCGGGCTGCTGTTGCTGGTGCTCGCGAAGCCGATCACCGTGTCGGTCATCTGGCTCACGTCGATCTGCGACGCTTGCAGGTTGGCCTGCTCGCATACGGACGTGATGATCGCGCCGGTCGTACTCGAGGCGATGGACGTGAACGGCAGGATCTCGACCTGCGCGTTGCCTGTGGCAGTGTTGCCGGCAATGACGACCATGTTCTCCTGCACGCTCATGATCTGCGCGCCGACCCAGACGGCCGGTGCCTTGAACGGCTGCTCGATCCACGACGCCCCGTTGAACATCCACACGTTGCTGTACTGGTCCACCACGTAGACCTGCGTGTCGGCGTTGGCCACGCCGATCCCGACACCCGGCGCGACGCCGTGGTCGGCAATAAGGTCGCCACTGAGGTCCATCTGGATCAGGTGCCCATTATTGTCCAGCCCCCACACCGAGGTCGACGTAGCACCGAGGTAGCGCGTGATGTAGGTGGTCTGGTACGGGATCTGGTTCTGGCCGATCCAGTTTCCTCTGGAGCTGCCGGCAAACCACGAGGACGCGTAGACGATGCCGTTCGCGACCAGCGCGGCGCCCTGGCCGAACGCCAGCATGCCCCAGCTCGGCCCCGCGTTGTCGACGTAGGTGCCGTCTGGCCCGTACAGCGTGCCCACGTCGATCAGGATGCGCCCCTGGCCGTCCTGGTCGTAGGTCTGGAAGTTGTCGCCCAGGGTGTTCAGCCCGATGCTCCGGGTGCCCACGCGGCTGAACGTCGTGCCGTACGGCCCGAGTGTGAATCCAGCCCACTGGCCGATGATGGTGGGACCGGATGCGTATGACTGCATGACCTGGCCGACGACCGACCCGCCCGGGATGATGGACGTGGCTACCCAGCCACCGTCGCCGGTTCCGGAGAGCGGCGGATTGGCCGCAGTGGCCGTGATGGTGGAGCTGACATTGGCGGCGCCGTGGCCCTGCACCTCGAAGGTCAGCGAGGGCATGTAGTTGCCCCACTGCTGCAGGTTCAACTCATTGAACACCACATAGGCCATCCCGCGATAGGCCGGCGTGCTCGCCCCGGTGTAAGACTCCATCAGCGGGTCGGGCATCTGGTTCTCGTCGCCGTAATACAACGTCCAGCCCGTGACCATCGACGAGGAGCCCGAGAGCGACTGCCAGTCGGACGGGTTGCTGACGTCATAGATCAACTGGCCGTTGGCCCAGATGCGTGTGATGCCGGTGATTGGACCTTCGCACAGCGACACGGCAAACGACAGTGTGGTGTAGGGCTGCCCCTGCTTGCCGCCGCCCTTGCCGCCGCTGGATCCGTGGCTGTGCGGCGTTCCGATCCAGATCACGTTGCCCGCGATCCGATAGCGCCCCCACACCTGCGGAATGTATTTGCCGTAAGCACTGTCCTGCACGCGCACGTCGGACGGACTCGGCCCCTTCTGCGGAGACAGGAGGCTGCCGAGCAGTTCGCCGCCGATCATGCCCGCCTCGATCGCCCAGGTCGCGCCACCCGTGAAAAAGCCGCCGACGGCCGCGCCGACGATGCCCAGCGCAAGGCCTACTGACTGACCCATCAGGCCACCCCAGGGAAGGCACGGAAGCAGGCGATCCTGCGCCGCCACCGCTCGTCGATGCGGTGTTCGCAGACGACGCGGTTGATCGCAAACGCATGGATGATGTGATCAGGCGACGTCAGGATCGCCACATGCATCGGCTCAGCCGCCCACTGAAAGACCACGATGTCGCCAGCGTCAGGCTCGCCAGTAACCGGCTCGGTCTGCGCCTCGATCCCCGGCATGAGCGTTCCGTCCGGTCGACGGCTGTAATCGCTCACGGGTTGATGCGGCACGCCCAGCGCGGCGGCGACGCCGAACACGAGGCCCACGCAGTCGACGCTCAGACCCTTGACGCGCCCCTGGTGCCGGTATTTCGTGCCGAGCCACGTGCGGGCTTCTGCGACGATCTGTTCGCGTGTGATGGTCATGGGTGGATCAGCTAAGCGGTGCAAGGATGACATCGGGACCGGGGATATAAGGCTCACCGCGGAAATTCACCACATTGTTCCAGCGCGCGACGCACGTGCCGATCTGCCTGTCGCATCCGGCCGTGATCACGTACTGGTCGCCGGCGGAAATGGGAAACGGCGTCGGCAGCGACAGCGTCACGACGCCGGGTGAAAACGTCCTGACGTTGAAGCTGTATCCAGCGTTCGCGCCGCTCGTCCATCGCACGGTGCCGAAGCTGAAATAACCCTGCGCGTAATTGAAATTGATGAATATCTCATTGCCGGCGTTGTTGCTGTTGAACGTGTAGGTCGCGCTGCCGTCCGCGTTCGGTGTCACCGAATACTGCAGATTTCCCGGCGAGCCGCCTGTCTGCCCGTAGGTCTGTTTCCCGCCGTCCACCACCGATACGGAGGACGCCCACGAACCGCTCGGCGGCACGACGATGATCTGGTACGGCGACGCGGTTGGAATCGTGTAGCCGATCGTGTCGATGTATTCGCTGACCGGTCCGGTCTGCGTAAGCGACGGATCGCTCCACACCATTCCCGCCGTCGTGACCGATGCCACCATGCCGCTCGCGGTCGGTGGCGTGAGCTTGCAGCGGCTGTCACCGAAGAGCGCGCGGCAGCTCGGCGAGTACATCTGCGAAATGGTCTGCTGCAGCGTTTGCGCCAGGCCGCGCAGCTCCACCTTCCATCCTCCGTTCAGGATGGTGAACTGCCCCAGGTTGCCGGCTGTCAGGTTGACCTGGCCCATTGTCAGGTCGGCATAGTTCACACCGAAGATCAGGACCGCTGCGTTATCCCACAACCCGGCTTCGATGTCGGCCTGCGTCACGGCACCGCCGCTGTCCAGAAACAGGGCATTGATCTCAAGATTCGCCGTGGACAGATCGTCGGCCGCCTCGACGGCCGATGGCGAATAGCCGCCGCGGCTTTGATACGTGAAGCCGTTGTAGACGATGTCGGCGTCGTGGTCGGTAAAGCCGAACGCCGTGCCGTCCTTACGCGTGATCTGCGCACAGGTGGCGAACGTCAGCACGTCCGACGCCAGCCATGTCGCCATCGCCTGGCTGATGTTCCGACTCATACGCGGATTTCGATGATGGGCACGGAGTCCCAGGTGACGATCAGATCGCCTGACGGGCCGCTCCGGTCCAGGATCTGTTTCTGCATCTGGTCGGTGTCAAAGCGCACGGGCACATCGAACTGGCCGGTCCATGTCAGCGATTCATTCGGCTGCGGATAGAGCTGCGCCGTGCCGCCCGTCAGCGTATCGCCGGTCGTCGCAGCAGAGACGGTCACGGTCGTTCCGTTGATCGCAGTGATCGCGACGCTCTTTCCATTCAGCACACCGCCAGCGTCGCCTGTGATCCCCGAAAACGAAAGCTGCTTGCCCACCGTCCACGCCGCAGGAACAGACGGCACCATGAAACTCGTCGTCGCGCCTGCGCTCCAGGCGGAACAGGTCGCCGCGCTGTCCGCGACGAACGTCACGAGGCCCGTCGTCGAGTCGATCGAGACGTTCCCGGCAGAGCCGCCCGCGATCGCCGCGACGCCCCCGCGCTGGATGGCGACCAGACCATAGACAGGCTTGCGAATCAATCGCTGGTTGGAGAGCGCCCCGGCCACGTAATTCTTGGCCATCTGCCAGACGCCCGGCGTCGTGGTCTGGATCAGCACGCCCGCGCCCGCGTCCAGATAATCCGTCCAGTCCTTGATGCGGAAGCCGTTCGCCTTGCCCTGCGCGGCTCGGAAGAACGCATCGAGCGCCGCGGTGTCGATCGCGTTCATCGCACGCCGGCCGACTTCGAACTGCAGCCGCGACTGCGTCCATGCTGGCGTGCGTTGCTCGCGGCCGCTGTACACAGTCGCCACCACCGTGCTGAACGTCGGGCCAACCGTCGCGCCGAACGCGATGTTGTCGGGAAAACGCGGAGATTCGAGAAAGGTCATCCGTTCCTCGCCATCGCAATGCGCGCCTGACGCATGATCGACATCGCCTGCTGGTTGGCCGTCTGCTGCGTCGAGCCGGGCGGCACAGAAATGTTCATGTTGAAGGTGCTGCCGGCGGACCCCGATGACGAGGTCGCAGGCGTCCGGTCAGGTGCGTTCGTGAGCGCATAGTGCGGGACGATGCTGCCGCTCACACCGGGGACAAACAGTTCCGGCCCCTGCTCGCCGACGTAGTACGGACTGCCGCCCGAGACGTCGCCGCCGCCGGCCACCGCCGACGCTGCCGCCATCGCCGCGTCGCTAAACGCCGAACTGCCGCCCAAACCGAAAAGGGTCGACATGCCGTCGCCGATACCTGCGCCGCTTGCGACGGCGTCCGCGCTGCCGGCGACGCCGGTCGCAGTGAATCCAAACATGCCCGCCATATCGCCGCCGCCCAGGCTGCCGAGAAGACCGCCAAGCGCATCGCCGGCGCCCCCCGATCCGCTGCCGCCCGATCCGACCATCGTGCCGACGGTCATGCTGGCGACGGTCGCGGTCGCGGCGGTCAATGTCGACGTGCTCTGGATCGCCGACTGCAGCTCGGCGACGTTCATCGGGCCGCCCATCGTGCCGAATCCCTTGGTGAGATTCATCAGGTTGCCGAGCGAGTCGCCCGGCAGCGCGCTCGCGACATTGGCGGCGGCGCCCGTGTTCTTCGAGAAAAATCCGGACAGGGCGCCGAGCATGCTCGAGCCATTGCTGAACAGGCCCGAAATGCCGTTCTGCACGATCTTCCGGGTAATGTCGGTTTCGATCGTCTGCGAGAGGCTCTGCAGGTTGATCTTTCCGGTCGTCACGAACTTCGTGACCGCGTCTTCGATGCTTTTCGTGGCGCCCTCGAATGCCTGCTGCGCCGAGCGCGCGGAGTTCGCTGACATGTCCACGTAATCCTGCATGGCCGTGGCGACGCCGTTCGTCCAGTCGGCCTGCTTCTCCTTCAGATCGGTGTAGTACTGGTCGTATAGCTGCAGCGACTGCTGCAGGCCAGCCTGGATTTTTGCGAGGTCGTCCTGGTAATCCTTGCTCCCCAGCAGATCCGCAGGCGTGGATTTCGTCAGTTCTTCGGCCTGCCGGTTGTACTCGCCATAGATGCCCTTCACCGCCTGCGCGCGCTGCTGCGCTTCGGTGCCCATGCCGTAGGCGTCCAGTTGCCGCGAATACTGCCCGCGCTGGTTGGTCTGGTACGCGTCGATCGCACTACCGATCTGTCCGGAGCGCTCGTGCAGCTTCTGGATTTCCTCGCGCTGCTGGATCTGTTTCTCAAGCTGCACGTTCTGCTGGAGCATCACGCGCAACTCGTCCTGATGCGCGACGAGGCTCTTTTGCGCATCGGTGAGCGTTTTGCCTTTCCAGTCGCTGATCTGCTGGTTGAACTTCACGAGCTCCTGCTCGGCGCCGGAGAGCTTCTGATCCGTGTCGAGCTGCGCCTGCAATGTCGCATGCTGATCGCTCAACTGCTGCATTTTCGCCGTGGCAGCGTCGTCGTGATACGCAGGCGCCTTCGGCGTCTTCGGATCTTTGTAGCGGTTGTCGGCGTCGGCGATCAGCCTGTCGCGCTGTGAGGCGAACTGTGCGTCAAGTTGCGGCGTGTATGTGCCGGCCTGCTTCGCGAGCGCGATGCGCTGCGTGTACTGGTCATTCAGCGACTTCTCGGCCTTTGTGCGCTTCTCGGCGTTGGAGGCGCCCTGCTCGAGCGCCTTGTTCACCGTCTGCTGCATCTGGTCGAGCGACGCCGCGGCGCTCTTCGCCCGGTTCTGCTGGTCCGTCGCGGCCTGTTGCGCCTGCATCTGCTTTTCGAGCGCGGCGATCTGGTCCTGGATCGCCTTCGAGTTGATGCCGAGCGGGTTGGGACCGTCCGCGCGGGTGTCGGCCAGTTGGGACTTCAGCGCAGCCAGCTGGTCGGTCGAGGTCGAGTTGCCCGTCATCGCCCGGCCGATCCGGCCGACGTCATCGAGGAACCCATGCCACATCCGGCTCATGAGGCCGACCTGCGTCGAGGTGCCCGACTGCATCGTCTGCAGTTCCTGGTCGTACAGGATGCGGAGTGCCGTGACGTGGTCGCCCGCCTCGTCGACCGCCTTGATGTGGTCGAGCGTCGCCTGCGACATGTCGTGGTGCGACTTCTGCCAGTCCTCGGCCGCCTTCTGGACGTTATCCGACTGCGCGATGACCTTTTCGAGCGCCTTGTCGAACCCTTCCTCGGTCTGCTTCGCCATGTCCATCGCGATGATGGTGACGGTCTGCAGATCCTGCCCGAGCACGCGGCCGGAGGCGACCGTGGCGTCGATGTTCGACTGCGCGGTGCCGAACGAGGTGCCGGTCTGCGTGGCGATCGTCTGCGCGAGCTGCGCCGCCGATTCGCGCGTGACGCCGGCCCAGTCGTTCGTCAGCTTCAGCGACGCGTTGAACTTGTCGACCTCGGCCTGCACCGAGTTCAGCGCCGTATAGACACCCACTGCCACCACGGCCAGCGCGGCCAGCGCGATGTTCGTCGGCGTGATGTACTTCGTGAGGTCCATCCGCTCGGCGAGCACCATCATCGAGCCGCCGAGCCGCGAGAAATTCCCCTGCGACAGCTCGTGCGCCATCACCAGCAGCTCACGGCGGGTGCCGGTCGAGCTGTGACCGAGTCCGGCCATGGCCTGCTCGGCCGCCTTGATCTGGTTGATGTACGGCGTGGCCGCGGCAGAGACGCCCAGCATCGATGCCTGCATCTGCAGCATCTCGGAGCGCGTCTTGCCGGCCTGTTCAGCCTGCTTCGCGAGCGACTGGATAAACGAGTTGACCGAGCGCGTCGAGGCGGTGCTGCTGTTGGCCGTCGCCTCCTTGATCGCCTGCTGCGCGGTAGTGACGCGCGCAGCCAGCGCATCCTGCGACACCGCGAACGCCTGCGCCGATGTCTTTGCTTTGGCGAGTTCGGCCATATAGCCGTTCGCGTCTGCTCCGATCCGGACAACGGTGTCATTAGCCACGCTTCAGTTCCTCGATCTTTGCGTTGATGGTTTGAATCACCGCTTCCCCTGCTGCGTCCCGCACCGCCAGGTAGCCGGGCCGCAGAAACGGCTGCGCGCCCATCTTCGACGTGCCGTACTCGAGAAAACGCCCGTAGTAGGCGTCCTTCGACCACGTCACGAGGTACATCGCGAGACTGCCCGGCACCGACAGCTCCTTGTCGTATGCAATCAGGAGCGAGTCGCGCAGGAAGCCGGGCGGATGCTGCTTGTTGCCGCGCTCGTATGTGCTGTCACCGACCGGCGCGCGCGCGCGGATCTCGGCGAGCAGAACGCGCGCACCGGCCACCGCCGCCTGCCGCAGCACCGACTCGCTCTGCACCTCTTCGAGCCGGCTGATCGCCGCGGTGAGCGCTTCCGGGTTCTCGATCGTGACGGACTTAGCCATTGCGACGCGGGAAAAGCATGCGGTCGATCATTGCGGAATGCGCCTCAGGGTCGTCAAGCAGGAGCGGCTCGGCCGTCTCCGCGTCGCGGTGATGATCGTTCCATGGGATGAAGTCCAGCGCGTCGAATGGCTCGCGCCGCACCTTCGTGTTCCGGTTCACGTTCGCGAGCATCGACGCGATCACGCCCGCGCGCAGATCGTCGTAGTGGCTCCCGAATGGCTCGACCTGGCTGAAGGCGATCCACTCGGTGAATTCAGCGCTCGAAATCTCGCGCTGCGCCTGTGCTACTGATTTTCCGAGGTGAGCGGCGAGCCGGAACCAGAAGCGCCGCTCAGGGCGGCGCCGGAGTTTTTTGCCGCATCCTCGACGGCCTTCGGCCCGATCGCGTTGAGCGCGAGCGACACGTCGACGAGGCGCGCCACTACGATTGCACTCTTTTTCATGAGAGCGTCCAGATCATCGGCCGCGAAGATCGGCGCGCCGGTATCGTCGACGACGGTGGCGACGAGCAGCGCCGCGGAGAATCGGGCATTCGACGGCTTTTCGCCGACGGTCGCATAGAACGCATCGCGCTCCAGGCCGCTCATGGCCTTGACGCCGACGGCGCCGCCCCATTCCGGCACTTCGACGGTCTGGATCACCGCATCGGATGCGGCGAGAATCTGGTCTTTGGTAAGCATCGTGTCTCTCGTGGATTCAGTTCAGGAAAGGACCGCGTCGCGCGATTAAGCGTCGGTCACGTCGCCAGTGATGCGCAGCGTGACGCTCGTCGACTGCAGGAGCTTGTCGACACCACCTTCGAGCGGCGACGCCTTGCAGTAGGCGTTGAAAGTGCGCGTCCTGCCGCTCGGCAGCGTCAGCAGGTAGGTCTCCATCGAGGCGCTGCGCTTCGAGGCGTCGAGCGCCTGCTGACCCGGATCGGAGAAATCGCGGTTCATATCGATCTGCACGTTGCCCCAATCCTGGAGGCCGATGCGGAATTCCTTTGCGACCGAATCCAGATCGGTCGCGTCGAGCTCGGCGGCCTGGCCGTCGAAACCCTTGAAGCTGATCAGGTTCTTGATCTTCGTCCACTGCACGGGCGTCGCGGTGCCGCCCGAGACCCACGCCGGGCCACCCGTGGTGTCGACGTCAACAGCGAACGTGTTCGCCGTGGCGTTCTTGACAACGCACGTCAGGCCGTTCAGGACCGTGTTCCCGGTGAGCGCGCCGAACGACACGACGCTACCGTTCGTGAGACCATGCGCCGTTGCCTTGACGATAGTCGGAAAGCCGGTAACGAGACCGGTGATCGTGACCGCCGCGCCGGTGCCGGTGCTGATCTGGAGCGTGGAACCTTGCGCGCTGATTGCGGAGCTGGTCATTTTCACACCTCATATGTGATGGCCCGCACAATGCCGGCCGAAAGGGAATTTCAGGGGTTGAACCAGATCGAAAAATCGATCCGTGATCCGTAAAGTTTGGTGTCCGGCTCGTAGGTGCTCACGGGCGCACCGAGCGACGTCGCGAGGATCGGTTCCGGACAGAGCGCGCCAATTGCGGCGTTGATCATCGCGACCGCTTCCAGTCGCGTCGTCGCCCAGGCGTTCACCTGGACACGTGCGTTCTGGAGAGCGACCACGTCGTCGAGCTGGTTGACGCTCTGACCGCCAACCGCCTGATATGTGAACCACGGCCGCGCTGCGTTCGCCGGCGCGACGTCCGGATAGACGCCGCCTTGGCCGAGCGCCGTCAGCGCGTTGTAGAGAATCTGCTCAGCACTATTAGCCATCGCTCAGCCCTTCTTCGGCGAGGATGGAAACGACCCGGTTGCGCTCGTCTTCATTCATCGCCGCATGGATGTCGAAGATCCGCGAACCGTAGACGATACGCATTGCAGCGACCACCTTCGGGACCTGCAACTCGGACCGGTAACGCACCGTGATCGTGTGCGTGACGCTCGACTGCACGGCCTGCGCCGCGATGAGCTCGCGGCCGGTCAGCGCGTCGATTTCGCCCCACACGGTGAACGCATCGACCCAGGTCGTGCTCTGCTGACCGAGCGTGTCCTGTGTCGTCTGGCGAGTCTGGAACGTGAGGCGCCGACGCAGGTTGCCACTGCGCACCACGAAACCATTCACGATGCCCACGTCAGAACTCCCACGTCATGTAGGCGTCGAGCAGCCGGTCGACATACGGCAGTGCGTCGATCTTGCCGCGCGTCATGATCGCGACTTCCTCGCGATTCTCGTAGAGCGTCGCGAGCCGGATCTTCATCCACGCCTTGAAGCCTTCCGGGATCACGCCGATGAACGACTGGCCGCTGCCGGCATCGGTCAGCGTGACGCCCTGCAACTGATAGACGCCCGGCGAGACGACAGCCGACACGGTGTAATCGGTGTTCGGCTGCAATGGCGTGGGCAGCGCGCCAGTGACGTTGGAGAAGCGCACCGCGTCACCCACCGCGAGAGACTTCCACAGCGGCGCAGCGATCGTGTTGGCCGATGTGTCGGCCGTGAGCGCATCGGCGTAACCAGCGCGGAAATTGACCCACACCGCGGCGATCTGCGGCAGCGGAATAGGCCAGATTTGCCCGAATACCGGCGTGATGCGTACCGGGTCGGATGCATAGTCGACCGTATAGTTGGCTTCGGGCATCGTCTGCACGTCACCGGCCATGTCGAGATACTGGATCGACTCGACGCACAGCACTGGGTTGCGCTCGAGGTAGATCGCGTGCCCCGGCAGCGTCAGCGCGCGACCGTATGGGATGCCGATCAGCGACGGACCCGGAAAGCTGTCGAGCACCTGCTTGAAACGCGCTGCGACCATCTGCTTGTGCGTCAGGCCTTCGGCATAGTCGCGCGTCGCCGAAATCAGCGCGCCGATGAGCACATCGTCGTCGTCGATGTCGACGCGCGCCTGCAGCTTCGCCTCGTCGAGGGTGATCGGCTCGGCGCGGGGTGCGGTGAGGACTTGAATGGGCATGGTCTATCGGGCGGCCCGAGCCGCCCGGTTGCCGTTTAGCCGACGATCTGCGCGACCGACGCGTTGTTGGCGTCCGACGCCGGCGCGTAGCGTGGCGCGAAGCCGAGCAGCAGCGCCGAGGTCAAGCTGGCAGCGGTGCCGACCGTCACCGACAGTTGCACGAACGAGAAGCCATTGGCGACGTCGAGCTGCGCCGGATCGAGATTGATCGCAGCGATCGAGTTGCTGGCCGTGATCGCCGTGATTGCCTCGCCGGTGACGTCCTTTGCCCCCGTGCCGGTGGCGTCCTGCGCCTGCTGGAGCTTCGCGTTGATGGTTGCCGACGCGCCGAGCGTGCCCGCTTGAATCACCGCGAGCAGCTTGTGAAACGCGCTGACCGGAACCCAGCCAGTCGTTTCCGCACCAGCGGCCTGGTTCGACGGCTGGATCGAGTCGAGCACCGCGAGGGCTTCGGTAGCCTTGATGTTCAGCATGATCTTTCCTTGAATGGTGAGCAGATACGGGACGCGGATCGAGTCCGCGCCCATCGGATCCGAAGGCCCGCTTAGGGGCGCGCGCCCAGCGTGACGAAGTACGAACGGCTGTTCGTGCTCTTGCCGGCCGGCGGCGTGATCGGCGCCTTGATGATCGGCTGACCGTCGATGCGGAACATGAAGCGGAACGCCGTGAGATCGGCGTCGAAGTACAGGTGCATCGACGTTGCCGTCTCGATTCCGCCCGCCTTCGTGATCGTGCGATAGCCCTTCAGCGAAACCAGCGACAGGTCGCTCTGCGAGCCGAGCGCCGCAGCGTGTTCGCTGAGAATCAGAGGACGACCGTTCAGCGTGCCGTCGTAGCCGCCATCGCGGATACCGGTGCCCGGCGGCAGGAAGATCGGGATCTGGCCGACGGTCATCGATTCGAGCGGCGGAAGGATGTCGGGGTTGCCGATCCACACGGCGTTCTTCAGCTCGCCGGTCTTCAGGCGGCTGCGCATCTTCGAGATGTTCATCTGCTCGATCGTGCCCGTCCCCTGGCCGGTCTCCTTGGCGACGACCACGAGTGCCTTTGCGTTCAGGCAGCCGAACGGCTGACCGGCACCCGTGCCGAACAGGATCGCCTCATTGGCCTTCCACATGATGCGATCCGGCGCGATCTGGCTGAGATAGCTGCCGAGCGCCACGCCGTCGGCGAGCAATTCGTCGGTCACCGGCACGAGCGCCATCAGCTTGTGCAGGCGCAGCGTGTCGAGGCCGAGCATAGGCTTCGTTGCATTCGCGGCAGCCGCTTCGTTCTGCCAGTACGCCTGGACACCCGAACCACCCCACGGGGTCGTTTCGTCCTTCGGGAACGCCATGCCATTGCCCGACACTTCCGTGTTGTCGGTCATGGGGATGAGGGAGCCCTCGCCGAGCGACATATTCCAGATGTCGGCCGAGAACTGCGGCGGGATGGCGAAGCCGCCATCAGCGCCGGAGCCTTCGTTGGCGTACGAGCCGGATGCCGGCGCGGCCGCGCCGATCGTCAGGCGCTGATCGGCGGCCGCGTTCTTATTGGCAGCACCGCGCACTGCTGCGGCGAACTCGCCGAAGGATGCGAAGCCGCGGCGCGGATCGCTTTCGATGTTCTCGCTGACCGTGATCGTCGCGCCGGCCGCCGCCGAGATCGTGACGCCGCGCTCGGCCTCGATCAGCAACTGCTCGCGGTCGATCGCGGCGCTCACGCCGGCGAGTCTGGAGCGCTCGGCTTCGAACTCGGCCACTTCGTCGTCGTTGAGGTCACGGTCTTCGGCCGCAGCCTTGTCCGTGATCGCGCGCATCGCGCCGACGTGCTTTGCCTTACGAGCCTGCAGCTCGCGCAGATTCTTGCTCATGTGGACTCCATAAATGAAAAAACCCGCAGAAGCGGGTGGATTTGCGGTTACACCGACGCGGCCATCGGGCCACGCGTCAACGCCTTCGGGCGCCAACGGCTCGGGCTGGTGTTAGCCCACGATCTGCAACTCGCGTTGTGCCGCTGCCAGACGACTGGCCGGCGCTTTCGCGGCGCGGATGTTCTTTTGCATGTTCGCGACCACCTGATCGATCGTCGCGATACCGTCGATCATCTTTTCGGAGAGCGCGTCGTCGGCGCCGAGCACACGGCCCTGCCCCATGCCGTTTCGCGCGGCATCGATCGGCACCTTGCGACCCTTCGCGACGCCCTTTGTGAAGGCGCTGTAGTAGTCGTCGACGCGCGACTGCATGAACGCGCGCGCGTCAGCGTCGAGCGGCTGATATGGGTTTCCCTCGACCTTGAACTTGCCCGCCGAGATCAGTGTCGTGTCGACGCCAGTCTCGGCGAGCGCCTTCGACCAGTCCTGGTGCGCCATCCACACGCCGATCGAGCCCACTTCGCCACCGGGCGTCACGTAGAACTCGCCGGCAGCGCAGCCGAGCCAGTACGCCGCCGACGCCGCGAGGCTGTTCGCCACCGCGACGACCGGCTTCTTCGAACCCGTGATCTGCGCGGCCAGCTCCTGCACGCCGTAAACGGAGCCACCGGGGCTGTCGATGTCGAGCAGGATCTGAGCAACGGTGTCGTCGGCTTGAGCGTCGGCCATCTGCGCGCCGATCATGTCGCAGCTCGTCCCGCTTTCGCACATGCCGATCTGGCTAGCTCGCTGCACGATCGGGCCATGCACCGGAATCACGGCAATCGCGCCCGACCGCCCCGAATTGCCGCGCGAGCGCGGCCCGGCACTGCGTTCATCGCCTGCAGCGGCACCGGCTTCGATCGCGCGGACCACGGTTTCCGACGTCACGCTGCGCGCGAGCACCGCAGCGTATGCGGACATGCGCTCTGGCATCAGCGCCCACGGCGTCGACAGGCACCAGGTGATAAATCGTTCGTGTTTCATACGTTTTCCGGCTCCTTTGGCTCCTGCTTCTGCTCCGGCGTCGGCTTTTCCGGCTCGATCGGCTGCGTTTTTCCGGCTTCGCTGACCGGGACCATGTTCAGCGGCATCAGCGGCTCGTCGAGGCCTTCGATCGGCTCGTAATTCTCGTTTTCGCGCGCCTCGTTTCGGGTCATCCAGCCGTCGAGAATGCCGTTGTGGTAGTACATCGACCGCGCGCCGGCGTCACCGCGCAGCAGGCCAGCAAAATCGAACTGCACCTCGAGATCCTGGTCGTCGGAGAGCAGCAGCCACGTCTTGATGGCCGATTCCCAGCGCGCGACCCAAGGAGTCATCGTGTAGATCACGAATTCGAGCGACTGCTGCTCGATGTTCGAAAAGGTTGCCTTGCTCAGATCGCCAACCAGATGCGGCGGCACGCGGAACATGCGCGCGATGTCACCGACTTGAAACTGCCGCGCCTCAAGAAACTGCGAATCCTTATTCGTGAGGCCCAACTGGTGCCACTTCATGCCCCCTTCGAAAACCGCAACCTTCCCGCGGTTCATGCCGACCTGGGCGTTCTGGTAAGACTCGCGGAAGTTCTCGCGCGCAGCCTTGTCCTTAAACGTCCCCGGAAACTCGATCCAGCCGCCGCCCGGCGTCGCGTCGTTCGCAAAGAAGCGCGCACCGTAGTCCTGCGCGGCAAGCCCGAGTCCGACCGACTCGCGCGCGAGCTCGATCGGGTTCAGACCGACGATGCCGTCGCTCGACAGACCGCGCAGATGCCAGATTTCCGACGCTGCGTAATGGGTCACATTGCCGTTGCGGTCGGTGTATTTGTAGCGGAAGTCGAATTCAGACTTGCCCGGCAGTGGCTCGAGCCGCATACCGTCCGGATGCTTCGGAATCAGCGCGCGCACGGAGCCATCCGGCGCGGTGACGATCTGGTTGAACGCGTTGCCGCGAAGCGCGAGATGGCCCTGCATCATTTCGCGCCACTCGTAAGGCGTCTGCCACTGGTTCGGCGCGCCGCAAAGCAGATCAAGCAGCCAGTGCCTCGTGACCGGCTTCTTTTTCCCGTTCCGGCCGCAGCGGTAGAGCTTGATCGGCAGTACGCCGAACGTCTCGGCCAGCACGCGTACGCACGCGAACACGACGGGCAGTTGCATCGCGCGGTCCGGCCCGATGCGCATGCCCGAATTCGTGCGTGCGCTCACCGGCTCGAACCAGAAATTTCCCCACGCGGAGCGGTCGTCGGCGCCAGCCCGGAATCGCGAAATGAACATCAGCTATCACCCTCGCGTCGCGCGCCGGGCAACATGACACCCACGGAACGCGCAACGACGAACACGAGCGCGAGCATCAGCACGCCGGACACGATCAGACCGATCGGCGCGCTCAGCATGCAGCCGCCGACCAGCACCATCAGCCAGCCGAGCAGGATGCAGATGTTGAAAACGAGTGGATTCATACGGTCACGAATTCGTAGTCGGAGCCGATCACAAAACCGGCTTGCGGGTTGAGGCTGATCAACGACACGGCGTTAAAAAGTGCCATCAGCGGGTCGATCTTGGCCGATCCGCTTGCCTGTTTCGTAATCAGGATTGCATTGCCGCGCGGCTCGACGCGCGCATTGCCGACGCACCAGGCCATCATGCGTTGGCCGCCGTGCAGCAGCGCGCCCTCGGCGATCCTGCGCTCGGTCGTCTTGATTGCACCCCCGAGCTTCCAGCCCTGCGAAATGCCGATCACCTTGTCCTCTGGAACACCAGCATCGACCAGCGCGTCGAGCACCGCGCCGATGCCGGCCGGGTCGACACCGACCTTGTCGAGCAGACCCGACGACTCGCACTGGCTGACGAGATCCGCGACATCGGCGACGTCCTCGCCGATGTGCTCGACCAGCGTCAGGTCGCCGTCGTCAGAAAAATCGTTAAAACGTGCCGCTTCGGACTTTCGCCGCTCGAGCACGGACGGATGCGCCCAGGCATGCGACCACGCTAGCCAGTTGCCGGTGCCGCGCTCTCGACCCACCACAGCAAACCCGAGCAGGTCATCGAGGCCGCCGCCGTCAATCCCAACGTCGACCACCTCGCAGCGCGCAAGCAGTTCGTCTAGCGTGCGCGTCCCGCGCGCGGCGCCTTCCCAGAAGTCCGCACCGGCCCAGCGATCCGAGCGCAGTGCCAGGCCGATCTCGACGTTCGCATGCTTCGCAAGGAAGCCGCGGAACGACTCTTCGCCCGTTTCCTTCGCCTTGCGAAACTCGCGCTCGAGATACGCCTGATCGACGGAAAATCCGAAGTTCGGGTTGACCATCGCGAGGTTTTCGACCTTCAGGTGCTCCTTGCTGGCGATCATTTCGGGCGGATGCTCGAAGATCACCGGCACGAAGCACGGGTCGACAATCTTGCCGTCGCGCACGTCGCGCGCGTATCGAAGCTTTTGCAGAAACACACCTGCAGGCGGGTCGTTCGACTGCGTCGTCAGGTATATGACGAAGCCTTCCGGGCGCGAAGCCAGACCACCGGTCGCCTCGCGCAGCATGTCCTCAGCATCCGGCTGTTTGCCGAAAAGCCACAGCTCGTCGATCAGCGTGCCGACGCTCTTCTTACCGGAAACCGTGTTCGAATCAGCCGCGACGACCTTCAGCATCGCGCCGCTCGTGCGGTGCGTGATCGTCTTGATGTGTGCCTGCACCTGGAAGAGGTCGTCGAGCTCGTCCTCGTGCTTCACCATGTCGCGACTCGGCGCGAAGCTGTTATTGGCGACCTCGATCGTTGGCGCGAGAATCGCGTATTCCGCCGACATGCGCCAATTCAGGATCATGGCCGTCATCATGATTCCTGCGGCCAGCGTCGATTTGCTGTTCTTCTTGGGGATGCAGACGAACCACTCTGTGATCAGGCGACGCCCGTTCTCAGCGTCGTATGCGCCGAAGATCGACGCGACCAGATCGAAGACCCATTGCGCCGATGACTCGCCGAACGTCGGGCTACCCGGCGCGTCCACAATCTTCAATTCCTTGAACACAGCAAGCGCCTGCTCTGCCTGCTCGGGGAAGATTGGCGGTGGAATGATCGACCGCCCCGTCTTGAGCCGTTCGGCCCAATCGGGACAAGCAGTCGACCATTCCATGCGTTATTTCCTGTTGACCAGCTTCAGCGGTGGCGCGAGCGCACCGAACTTGCTCGCAGCTTTCTGCGCCCGGTCGGCCTGCTCATCCTTTTTCCCGCCTTCGCCCTTCCTGGCGTAGAGGAAAGGCAGCGCTGCAGTCGCTGCGCGCACCTGAATCATCGTTGCCTCGACGCGACCGAGAGCGATGTCTTGCATCAGCGTCAACATGTCGCAATCGCCGATCGCCACCGCGACCGCCTTCGTGCGCTTCAATGCGCCGCCGTGCGCCTGCGGCTCCAACTCTTCTTTCTTCGCCGCACGGCGCGGTGCGACCTCTTTCGGCTTCGCCTCAGCCTTCGGCTTGCGCCCCGCACCGGGCCGCGCACCACCGCGACTGCTGGTGGTTTGATTTTTTGCCGGTTTGATTTCGGCGTTTTGCGGCTTGGGTTTGCGACCAGCACCCGGCCGCGCACCGCCGCGCCCATTGGTTTTGCCGGTCATTTGATTTCCCCTGTTTGATTTCCGAGAGGCGTTTAAAGGGCGATTTTTTGTCCGCGTGCGGGAACGGTCGGTTTCCCGCCATCCGAAACGCTAGAGATCTGCACCCCCATGGTGCATGTGGCGTGGAAACAACAAACGACTGCGATTTGTTGGTTTCACGCAACATTTCAGCGAAATCACGACCAAACCGCAACAAATCTGCCGTTGTGTACATCGATTGTTGCTGCGAATGCGCCAATCACGGCCGGCCGGTCAGTCGTTGGCGCGCCTCGGCCGTCGTCTTCACCGTGTGGCAGTCATCGCACAGCAGCTGCAGGTTGGCGTCATCGTTGCTGCCACCCTGCTCGAGCGGCGTGGTGTGATCGACCTGATCGCGCCACGGCAGCCATGCACGACCGCACGACTGGCAGCTGAACTGCTGGGCGACGGCGATGCGCTGCCGGGTCTTGACCCATCGACTGCCGCGAATCCGTGGCGTTGCGCCGGCCTTGTGCTCGAGCGTCGCCACACGCGGTGAGGCTGTCGTCTGCACGCGCGACTGCAACATCGTCAGCCTGCGACTCATCGAATGCGGATGATCGTTGCGCGACGCACTTTCGCTGCAAGCTTGTCCGGATCAGGAACACGACCAGACAGCACCGCGCACACGGCCAGCAGATGAACGTACGGTTTGAGCCACCGAGCGAACGAGACAGACACCTTGTTCTGCATTCAGCCACCTGATGTTTGAACGTCGACGCCAATCGAAAAGAAGTCAGCGGCATCGTCGAATGCCAGCGACATCAGCCATGCCGATCGTGCGAAGCACCGGAACAGCTCGCTGATTGCTTCGAATGTGTCGACATCGAACATCGCGACTCCAATGCAAAAAGCCCGCTTGCTTTCGCTTGCGGGCTTCGTGTTCGCACCATTGGTACGGTATATGAAAATGGACTATATGGCGGATTTTCCCGCCAGTCAAGCGGTTTGCAGCAACATTCCGGCGGCGTCGAGCCGCTCATACCACTTCGTCCATGCGTCTTTTTCCGCATCCTTCAGGAATTTTCGGATAGCCGAAGCGTGACGATCGGCAGTTCGCGGCGGCAAGCCGAGATCCTCGGCGATCGCCTTAATGTCATGCTTTTCGCCGAAATACTTGTCGACGACGGCATACCGATGCCTACGGAACGAAAACGCGCTGCCGAGCACGGGCATAACCAGTTCGGTGAGCTGGCTCACGGCATCGCGATAAATCGGATTCGGTTTCCAACCGCTGCAGCACGAATGCGTGCACTCGCAACGCTCTTTGCGCGGCGAGTTTCTCGCGACCAGAATCAGCATCTGCAGGTAGTCGAGCCCATCGAGCTCGGCGAACACCATTCCAGACTGCGCCGCGCCATCCAGACCGATCAGGCCGCGACCGCTTCCGTGTGCGCCGCGCTGAAGCAACTTTGCCATCGGCGACATTGCATATTGCTGCGATGTGTAATTGCATGCGAAGACGATCGCTTCGTGTGCGCTCTTGAAAATGCCTTCGTGGCGGATCGCTTCCATAGTCACCTTGTGTTTGTCGTTTTCGGTCACATGCGCACTTATACGCAACCCACCGCCGCGCGGTACTTCGCATAGGGCTTGCGGATGTGCTGGTCGAACTTCGCGCGCGCCGCTGCGTCGTGGTCGAGCTGCGCGCGACTGTCGATGCCGCAAACTGCGCGGATAAATGCCGCGGCGTGGTCGGCGCCGTGACAAGGGTTTTCCTGAATCAGCGCCACCCAGTCCCAGAACGCCCGTTCGTTGGACCATCGGCCAGCAAGCTTGGCGAGCTCGCCGCCTTTCGGTCGTTGCGTTGTCGTGTTCACACGATCACCGTGAAGCTGATGCCGTGGTATAGCAGCCAGTCGGTGAATGCGCTGCGTAGCACCACGCCGCGCGGAAACGAGTACTCGACCGATTCGGGCTTGATCTCGCCGTCCTCGACCTGCTCGTCGCGCAGGAAGCCGACCAGCGGGCAGCCGTCGAAGGCGATCAGCATGCTGCCGGTCGCCTCGTCATGGTGCAGTGCGCGGGTGGCGAAGACGGGCGGCGGCACGTCCTGCGTGCGGATGATCGCGACTGCGCTCATGGGTTGGCTCCTTGGCGGCCGTGCGTGGCCGGGTTAAACACGGATGACCCGCTGTTATTTGCGAAGTCAGGATTGATGCGGCTTTGCGCGGCGTCGTTCGCCATTTCTTCGCCGCTCACTTGGTGTTTCTGACTGCTTTTCATACCCATCGTGTCGGTGAGTCGCGCCTGCGCACCAACGACGGCGCCGAGGTCGGATTCCAGATAGACCATCGTCGTGCGTGCATCCTTGTGGCGCATCACCCGCTTGATCGTTTGGATGGGCACGCCCTGTTCACTGAGCAGCGTCGCGAACGTGCCGCGCAGGCGGTGCGGCGTCACACCGCGGATTTCGCAGGCGTCGTTGGCCAGTCGCATGGCACGGCGCGTGAAGCCTTCCGCGAATGCATCACCGGTCGGTCGACGCACGATCAGGCCGGTCGACTGACGCATCGGTGCGAGGTAGTCGAGCAGCCAGACGGGCAGCGGTACCGGATCGGCTTCGCGACCCTTGGTCTGGCCGGGCGTGTAGGTGCCGCGTTCCCAGTCCAGCCATTCCCAGCGCGCGGTGATCGTTTCCGACTCGCGCAGGCCTGCACCGAGCATCAGGCGCACGGCGATCGCGATGCCGGGACGGCGCACCGCTGCGGCATCGATCGCGTCCAGCCATTGCGCGGCCATCGAAACCGCGAGCGTCGCGCGCGGTCGCTTCTGCAGCTTGATCAACTTCACTGACCATGGCAGCAGCGGGATCACCTTGCGCCGTACAGCCCAGTTGCAGGCGACCTTGATCGATCTGAGCCAGTGATTCGCGCTCGATCGGCTGTGCGTTTTGAGGTGCTCGATGCGCGCATCCTCAATCAGTTCGGTCGACAACTCGTCGATCATCATGTCGGCGAGGCCGTACAGATGAAGTCGGGCAATCCGCTCCATTGCCTTGATGTGCGCGCTGCTGACAACCGGTTCGTGTGCGGCGAGCCACTGCGCGAACAGTTCGCGGAGCGTCGGGACCGGCGACTCGCCACGCGCCCACAGCTTCGCTTTCGTGAAGGCGCGGTTCGCAACGGTGTCGGCCTTGTGCTTGACGGTCTCGCGCGTGCTCCGCTGCACGCGTGCACCGTTGATCTGGAAGCGGTAATGCCAAACCTTTCCGATCCGAAATAACTGATAGCTCAAGTCAACGCCTCCCGCTCCCTCTTCTGCATTTCGCGTTCGATATACCAACGCGCCTTTTTCAAATCTTCGATGGCGTCGTTTTTCAGGTCGGCGCGCCAGATGTACTTGACCGCGTTTCCGAGGTTGAAGCCCATGTGCTCAGTGATCTGGATGCACTCCACGCCGCTCGGGTGTTGCGTGTAATGCTTCGGGTGATTGACTGGATCGCTCATGCGGCCACCTGTGCGTACTTGCCCCGTCCGTACAAAGCATCCATCAGTTCATCGCGGGGAAACTCGAATTTCGATCGCGTCGTGCGCTTATACTTCGCCCGCCACGCCCTATATTTCTTCGCCCCGAGTCGCTGGCGGAATTTGCGGCTGCGCTCAGCTGACGTCATCCGAGCGGGTCGCGGAACAGTCTTGCCACCGCCTTTCTTGTAGAACGCCTCCAGCTCACCACCGCTCGTTGACGCAGTCCACCGAACAACCCGGTACTCACCGCGCTCCACAGCCACGTTGATCACAATTCGAACTTGCTTGTGTCCCCTGCCGATCAGAGCAGCGATCTGCCCCGCGGACCGTGCCTTCTTGTCCGTCATCAGTGCGTCGGCGAGACGAAACACCTGAGATGACGGCAGGCACTTCTGACCAAGTTTCAAGACCTTGGTGGCGTGCTGCATAGCAGTGTCATAGGTCCGGCCGGGCAACAGATCCATTTGCGTCTTTAGCAGGCGCGGAGACCGCCATATCTTCGTCAGAATGGCCTTCTCTTCGGGTGACCAGCGCTTGCCCATTTACTTCACCTCCTTGATCGTAATGCCATGCCGGTCCAGCATCTGTTTGCGCTCCTGGATGTTCACGCTGCCTCCTGGTGATCTGGCCGATCGCGCGGGACTTCGTTGAAATATGCGTACAGCGCTTCGTAGCGCTCTTCGCTTTCGCGACCGACCGTGCGCAGAAGCTCTTCCATCCATTCGCCCGGGCCCGCTGCCTTGCAGACGCGCGCCTTGAACTGCTCGAAGAACTGGAATTTCGCGCGGTCGATGCCGAGCTGCTGGCCACGAGCCAGATAGCCGCTTTCGGTCTTCCACCAGTCGGCGGCAACACCGGCGGCCGTGCCGGCCGTCGCGGCGTCAGCCTTCACCGGAAACAGACCGGTCCAGCCGCGCAGCACTGCTTCGTCGACCGTGACCTCAGGGCTTTGGCCGGCAGCAGCGAGCATTTCCAACTTCTTGATCGACACGCGGGCAGCCGGTCGCGTCCACGGAGCGTCTTTGCTTTTGGCTTCGCGGTGTTCGCACCATGCGTCCCAAACGGCAAACGGGATGCTTGCAGGCAGTTCGATGTTCAGAAGTTCCGCATGCAACGCAACTCGCGGCGCACGCCGCGCAGGTTGACGGTTCAATGACGGTTCTTCTGATGGTTCTTTACGGTTAGTCGGCACCTGGTGCGGGGGTGTGGCGCATTTGCTGCGGGGGTCAGACGCATCTGCTGCGGGGGTGGGTGCATCTCCTGCGCCGGTGCATTTGCTGCGGGGGTGCATTTCCTTCGGGGGTGCATATGATGCGGGGGTGATGGTGTAGCTTGTGTGGCGTCCGTTGTTCCGGTTCGCCAGAACGATGCCCGCCGACTCCAGCCACTTGATGGCGTTCTGCACCGCGCGCTCGGATGCGCAAATCCGCTTCCCGATCGTTGCGATGGACGGCCAGCACACGCCCTGGTCGTTCGCGTTATCGGCGAGCGAGATCAGCACGGCCTTCTGTGCCAGAGACATTCCTTGGAGCGGCCAGCAGGCCGACATGATCATCGTGCTCACGCAGTCACCTCAGCCGGCAGGCCCATCGTTTCGTTCTGCACGCCGGTCGCCGTGCACTTCTGCGAGCCGCGCACCTGCAGCGCTTCGTCGTCGAGCAGCTCGCGCACACGGCCGCAGACGCTCGACAGCCGCAAGTTCGTACGATCGGCGATCTCCTGCCGTGTCAGCGTCACGTGCGGCGTGCAGAAGAGGTTCAGAATCATCTGCTTCTGCGTGCAGCGTTTCGTGCCGGTGACCGAGTCGTAGCCGGCCAGTTGCGTGTGTGTGGAGCGCATCAGGACACCTTTCTGAGAACCGACACGGTTTCTTCGCCGGTCCGGTGCATTGCGGACTCGACAGCGCCAATCAGGGAACGCTTCACCCTGACGTCATTGACGAGGCTGTTGTGCAGGCGCGGCAGTTCGCCCGGGTCAATGCCATCGAGTAGGTCGGCGGCATCAGATTCGGTGCGATGATTGGCGCGCATGATGGTTTGCACGAGGTCGCGCGGGTTGATGTCGCCATTCGCTGAGAACGATCGGCCGCGGGCAGCGCAGTCGATTTGCGCGAGAACTTCGTTCAGCAGCTCAACGCGTCGCTCCATCGGCAGGGCCGCGAGAATCGAATTCTCGAAGTTCGCCGGCATCAGGTTGTTTTCTTTCGACTCGTCGTCGAGCCAGCGCCAGATGCGGTCCGCATGGTTCTTCTGCATGGTGTAGACGTCCCCGTTCTTCTCGAAGACGATCGCGCCCGACAGGTGTCCGCCGATACGCTCATGGGCGGCGACGATCTCTGCTGCCGCCGTCTCGCGGCTCCAGCCCTGCGCCTTCCGCCAGGCTGCGACGTGATCGCGGATGATTCCGATTCGGGACTTGTGCGAACTGTCTCGCATGATCTGTCACTCGTTAGTGGCTACAGTGTCAACGTGCGATAAGGACTACTAAGACGACGCACGCGACACAGGGAGAGAAAAATGAAAACGCTACGGGAACCCTTTGCTGCCGGCCTGACCGATGGTCGATCGGCAGTTACTTCGCTACTGCTGCTTGCTTCGCTGTCGCCGCTTTCAGCTTCTCAAGCTGATCGACAGCCAGTCGCCATGCCTTCTCAACCTGAGACTCGACGCAACCGCGATCAATCATCGCGAGAATCAGAGCGCGGACTTCCTTCTGTTCGCCTGCTGTGAGCGCCATGTCAGCCCTTCTTTCCAGGTGTACCTACGGGGGGTTGAGTGTCATCGGAAGCATCAAGGCTGGCGGACTGAGGCAGTTCCGGCCAAATAGAACTCCAGTCGTCCGGTCGGAGCATCTGACGCGTCACTACGCCGTTGGTCGCCTGCTCGATCGGAGTACAGTGCTCGATGGGAACCTTGCGGCTGGCGCTCATCCATTGGTGCACAGCCCCCTTCGTCACGCCGAGAATGTCGGCCAGTGCCTTATAGCCACCGACAGTAGCCGCGGCAATCGCGATGGGATGTTTGTTCATGTGGAGGTCGGCAATGAGTGAGCTTCCGACCAAGTATAGATTTGCTAGACCTGAAAGTAAAGAAAAACGAGACCCGGATCGTTTAGATTTCCTATACCCTCCGCGCATGGAAATGAGAAACTGGATCAGGTCCGCCCGGAAGAAAGCCGACCTAACACAAGAGCAGCTCGGCGAAAAGCTCGGTGTGACCAAGGGAAACGTGTCTGCTTGGGAAAACGGCAGGCACGAGCCGAGCTATGCTCAGATCCAAGAGATTTCCGTCGTCACGAAGTGCCCGATGCCGGATTCTCAGCCAAGCATCGGCAGCACGAGCGCCCTGGACAGCAAAGACGTCGCCGAGCGAGTGCAAGAGATGCTCACGGAAACTGGCATGGACGCCGGCGCCTTTGCGGCAAAGGCCGCGATCCCGCTTGAGAGGGTGGAGGCGTGGCTCAAAGGAACTGCAATCAGCGTCGAGGACGCGGTCGCTGTCCAAACTGCTTTCGGCTACAACAGCGCCTGGGTGCTGGCCCGCGTGGGTCAAAAGAAGGTCGCTATCCAGTATAACGACGAGTTCCGTCCCAAAGGCCTCGGGAAACGGAAACGACTAGCGGTGGTAGGAATGGCGCAACTTGGCGACAACGGATTCTGGGCCGACATTGAATACCCAGTTGGCCACGGGGATGGATATATCGACTGGCCGACGTCCGACCCGGACGCGTATGCAATAGAGTGCTCAGGCGATTCCATGAGGCCGCGGATCAAGCACGGCGAGTTTGTGATCATTGAGCCGAATCACCCGATCCAGCCTGGCGAAGAGGTTATGGTCAAGTCGAAAGACGGCCGGGTGATGGTCAAAGAACTAGCCTACAAATCAGCGGGCCGTTATACCTTGCTCTCAATTAACGAGGCGCACGGCAAGGTCACCCTGCACGAAGACGAAATCGACAAGTTGCATTACGTGGCAGGGATTGCCAAAAAATCGATGTGGCGCCCAGATTGATCCAACGATCCGGGCATCGGGCCGCTAGCGCGGCTCAGTACCTCCCCGCGATGCCCGTCGCGGAAACTTCAAAACCTCACCCACAACATCTTCATCGCCGCGGCTATTCAGCTCGCGCAATTCGTCACGAATCTCCCTAAGCAGGTCGATACCCTCGTTCACGCGCCAATACCACAGCGTGACCGAGCGCAGCCAACTGGCTATTGCTGATAGAACCAGTACCGCCGTCGCAAGAACCACAGGCGACAAAATCCACGAATCTTTCATCTTTACCCCCGTCCGCTCTGTTTTTGTAAAAGGGCACTTATCGCGCGCATGAGGATGGTCGCAAAAAAAACATAGTCCCGAGTATCGTTTTTCTTGACTTTAACTGTATAGCTTTTCTATACTTCATCTCACGCGCTCACCGACCTACCGGGAGACCTTGAGATGAGCACCCTGCACGCACCGGCGCCCCGCTTCACTGAAGCAACGCGGCCCGCCAATGAGATCGATTACTTCGCCGCTGGCGGCATGACCGACGCCGAGCTCGAACAGTATGCACGCCGCACGACGAAGCGCCCGCTGCTCGGCTTCGCGATCATCGCTGCCTCGCCGTTCGTTGTTGAGCTGATTTGCCGTCTGCTGGGTGCGTGGTAATGCGCGATCTCAAATTCTGCCTGCGCATGTGCGCTGCTTTCGGCGCGATCGTTCTGATATTGGGTGTCGCTCAGAAATGGGATGACGCCCAGACCGAGAGCGTACGCGTGTCGATGCGCAACACCTGATCCCGTAAAGGCTCACCCAAATGTACACAGCCATTGATCTCTGTTTAGTACTCCTTCTCGGATTGTTGGTCGGAGCGAGCCTCGGCGTGATCTTTGGCAGCATCGACCGAAGCACGAAGCAGATCGAGCGAAGCAAGCAGTTCCGCGTGCCGGCCGCTCATCGCGAGTTCGAACACGAATGCGATGCGCACTATCCGCGCATCGGTGATTAACCGGTCCGGCGGCTCCCAAGGTCGCGGCTTTGTGGGTGCTGTACTGGCCCACTCTTTTTGGATACCTGACATGAGCACGTTCAACGGCACCATCAGGATGGCACTCGCCACCAAAGCCGATGAGGAAGTCGGCTATGAGTTGGTGAATCTGCTCGAATCGATTGACCGTGGCGACTACGTGGCGGCTGACGTCGACGGAGAAGCCGAAGACGACTGGTTCGATGAAGACGACATCAATCATCACAAGGCGCTCCACGCTCGCCTGAAGAAGATCGCGGACCAGTCCGGCGCACTATGGCGAATCCTTGGCGGCTGGTCGTGCATCACGAATCCGAAAAACGCCCTGCTCGACCTTTCAAAAGACACGGTCGATTTTCATCCGCGCATCGCCGCGGCGGCCGAACTGCTCCAATTTGCGCAGTTGGTGCTCCGTGGCATCGAATCCGGCCATGTGAAGGCTACGCCGTTCTTAGACTTCAGCGACGCCAACGCGGAAAGCATCCCGATGCGCTCCATCGGCGACGCCGCGCGCGCGGTGATCGCCAAGGCAACCGGAGAGCAAGCGTGAAAGAACGCCCGATCCTTTTCAGCGGCCCGATGGTGCGCGCTTTGCTCGACGGCAGCAAGACGCAGACGCGCCGTGTGGTTAAGAACCAGCCAGCTGCCGACGTTGCCCCGATTCGCCTCTCTCGATACCACCCGACAGTAATTGACCGTCGCGGCGAAGAACAGCCCGGCGCTGAAATATTCGGCGCGTACAGCGACGACGGCGAATGGGGAAGCAAATGCCCATACGGCGAGCCAGGTGATCGTCTGTGGGTGCGCGAGTCGTTTCGCTTCACGAGCGATTTCGACGCAGACAGCCCGGCGCGCGTTGGCGAGCGCTGTCTCGACGCCGGATACAAGACGGCATGGGCCCCGATCCAGTTCGACGCTGACGGCGCGCAGCGCGATTGGGGATGGGTCGGCACACCTCCGGGGCGCGAGGTAACCGCCGGTCGCATTCGTGCGTCTATGCACATGCCTCGCTGGGCATCGCGCATCACGCTCGAGGTAACCGGCGTGCGCGTCGAGCGCTTGCAAGACATCCGCGAGACCGACGCGATTGCTGAAGGTATCGGCAAGACGCCAAGCGGATTCTGGAAAACCTACGGCCGCAGCGGCGTAGACGGCACCTATTCGCCGCGAAGCTCGTTTCACTGTCTGTGGGACTCAATCAACGGGCCTGAATCGTGGGACGCCAACCCTTGGGTCTGGGTCGTCGAGTTCAAGCGAGTCTCCTGATTGGAAACCTACGGATTAATCGCTCTCGCCATATTAGGCGCTGCGCTGGCGGGCGTAGGTCTGGCGATTCTTCAAGAGCGATCGAAGCGCAAATAGTCCCGCCCAAAGGTCGACTTATGAAACGACATTGCTCGGATTGCATCCACAGCACGAGAGGCGAATACCCAAAGTGCCGGCATCCGAAAAATCTCCGGGCCGACCTTTTTGGCGAATACCCAGTCTTCAGCCTTGCCGAATCCCACCGTGCGTTTGGCGGCGAAGACGAAACGCGAATGCCATCGATCTGCGGAAAGTCTGGACGATGGTTTGATAACGGCGAAATTTGAGGCAAACATGAACAACAAACCACTTGTGATCTACCACGGAAACTGCGCAGACGGCTTCAGCGGCGCATGGTGCTTCTGGAAGAAATACGGCAATGACGCGGAGTACGTCGCTGGCGTCTATCAGAAAGATCCGCCCGACGTCGCCGGCCGCGTCGTCTATCTGGTCGACTTCAGTTACAAGCGCGAAGTCGTCAAGGCGATGGTGCAAAGCGCGCTGCGCGTGACACTGGTCGACCACCACAAGACGGCGATCGAGGACTTGGCCGACCTGCCGGGGTTGTTCACCTATACCGATCTGAATCGCAGCGGCGCGACGCTTGCGTGGGATTTCCTGTTCGACGGTCAAGATCGCCCCCTGCTGCTCGGACACGTCGAGGACCGCGACCTCTGGCGATTCAAGCTTGCCGGCACCAGGGAGATTCAGGCGTTCGTCTTCTCCCACGAATACACATTCGAACTATGGGATCGCCTCATGGGCGCAGATCAGGCTGAACTCGTGAAGATGACGGCCGCGGGCGCCGCGATCGAGCGGAAGCATCACAAGGATATTGCCGAGCTGGTGAAGGTTTGTAAGCGCCGCGTGGTGATCGCCGGTTACGACGTGCCAGTTGCGAGCCTACCCTACACCATGTCGAGCGACGCCGGCCACCTCATGGCCCAGGGTGAAGCCTTCGCCGCTTGCTACTGGGACACGGCCGAGGGCCGAACCTTCAGCCTGCGATCCACTGACGATGGTATCGACGTGTCTGAGATCGCCAAACACTACGGCGGCGGTGGTCATGCTAAGGCGTCCGGTTTCAAGGTGCCGCGCGATCACGCATTAGCCACCGCCTAAAGGACCCCTGAAATGACCACCCTCAACCAACCTGCGGGCGATGAAATGCTCGAACAGATGACGCCAAACCAACGTCGAGCACTCGACAAAGGGCTCGCAGCGCTCGAAACGATGGCTGGCCTATGGGCCGCCGAAATTCGCCTGACCGAGATGGCGCAGCGCATTTCCGAGGTGCCCGACGCCGCCGAGCGAGCCACGCGCATCGCAGCGATGATCGAACTCGGTTTCACCGAAGGCGCGTACCGCTGCTTCCTCGACCACAAAGACCAGATAGACGAGCTCGCCGCCGCCCCTATCCCTCGCTCTGCCGCGACTGTGAGCGACGAGCGGGCGGCGTTGTTGGCCGATCACATCGAACTGAACATGAGCAACTACGGGCCGGATGACGTGGACAAGCTCAACGCATGGGCAATAGAAGCCTACCACTTCATAACCCGCGCCGCATCTACTGTCAGGCCCCTTCCGCGCGCCAGCGATGCAGCGCCAATGACTAACGGCGATTTTCACTGCCCGCAGTGTGGTGAAGTCATGAAAGGCCCAACTGCATGCGGTACATGTCTTTGGGAGGCCGACACATGCGGCTATGCCCATCCGCGCGCCAGCGACGAGGGGGTGTCGGAAGCGGCGCGCGACGTGCTGGCCGAGCGCAAGCGTCAGGTGACGGTGGAAGGGTTCACCCAAGATGGGGCGCAGATCAGGGACGCCGACGACTCCGACCATCTTTCCGTGCTGCTATGCGAGATCCGCGCGGCTTGCGGAGATAACGGAGAGCGCGAGAGGGATGAGCTTGTGGGATTCATTGGCGAGGTTCGCAGGGATGCGGAGCGGTATCGAGCGTTCTTCGACTCCGGCCTACCGATCTGCTTTCGCGGTGTCGAATATTTTGACAAGGCGAGTCTCGACGCTGCTATCGCGGCATCCGCAGAGAAGGGAGATAAGGCATGACGGTCTACGTCGACGACATGCGCGCCAACTTCGGCCGCATGGTGATGTGTCACATGGTCGCGGACACTGACGAGGAATTGCACGCGATGGCCGCTCGCATCGGCGTCGCCCGCAAATGGCATCAGAAGCCGGGGACGTCGCACAGCCACTACGACATTTGCCTGTCCAAGCGCGCGCATGCCGTGAACTTTGGCGCAATTGAGATCGATCGCCGCGGCCTCGCGGACCTAATCCAAAGAAAGCGCGCTCTTGCTCAGAATCAGGAGAAGCTGTGATGGCTAACACGACATGGCCGATTTCAACGCTGCCAGGGCCACGTTTCGAGATTGCTGCCCCAACCACAAAAAGGCACCGCGGCGTCTACACACCGCTGGTGCGCGCGAATGAATTCTGCTGTTTGCGCATCAAGCTGCTGTCGATTGATTTCACCTCGATGAAAGGCCAGCCATGCGGCTTGGCGCCGCTTCTTGATCTCAGTAAGAGCTTTAGGTGCCGCCTGAAACTCGTCGCGCTGCTGTTGTGTTTGCATTTTCCTTCCACCCAGTTTTGCATGAGAGGAATAAATAATAGCCCCAGACGGGAGAGAAAAGTCGAAGTTCCAGAGACAGCGATCAGCATGAGTGATAGTTCACGCGCAATCAGTGAGGTGTGA